CGACGGCCAAATTGCGGAGCAGCCACGTGGATCTGCTTGCGGCCATTGGCCAGCAACTAGAACAGGCAACCCCGGCCGCTGTTGGTGTGCTTGGCAAATTGACCCAGATATTCGAATCCACAACCACGACGGTTCCGAATGGGTCAAGGTTCTCCACCATGGCTGCTCGTGGGAATCCGTCTGTTGAATACGAAGTCTTGGCAGATGTGATCACCGCGCGGACTGATCAGGTTGGCATGGTGGCATCTTGGAACGGCTCGAATTTCACAGATCACACAGCTGATGTCTTGGCAAACAACCCTTGGACGCCTTGGACTACAACATCGGCAAATAATGCCATATATTTTGGGCACACTGGTGTGATGTGGGATTTGTTGCGCATCATCCTCAGTGCCCGTACCGCTGGTGTGATGGCGGGTGTTTGGGAATACTACGATGGCAACTTGGATCAAAGTGTCCCAAAGGGCGTGACACTCCAGCAAGTTTCCGGAGCAGCAGCGCTGGTGTTCGACTTGACCACCATCCTAGGTTCCACAAATATGGCAGGCGCGATTGTTCGCGTGCGTTGCAACCTGACCGGCGCTTTCCAAGACGTGACATCAACGTATCAAGGTGGAATCAACATCGCTTCAACGTCCGGGTTGACCGCGTTGCTAGGCCAAGCCCAGCCATCGCTTTCCACCAATGACTACACAGTTGGTAGTGCATGGCGCGCTCTATCCATAACGGCTGATGGCACCAACGGGCTGTCGACCGCCAGCGCGGATCCGGTTGATGTCGCGCTCAACCTTCCTTGGTCTGTCACGGCAGGTTGGACTCGCACCACGATCGGGATGCCAGCCGGTGGTGACAACATGCATTGGATGCGTTGGCGGGTGGTATCGACCGATGGGACGCCAACTTTCACATTTGGCAGCGCATCCATCAGTGACGGGAACCAATACCAGATGTTCACGGCTACCCAAGGCAAATCGTACGAAGATGATCCGTTGGGTTCCAGCGATGGCACGCCAAATCAACACTTCCAGTTGTCCAATTTCCCTGTCATAGATGACAGCATTTTGTCCATTTTGGTGACTGAGGGCGGCATCGAATCGACGTGGGTCAATGTGCCCAACTTTCTGAATAGCACACCAACCGACAAACACTACACCAAAGCGTTTGACGATGATGGCATTTGCGACATCTACTTTGGAGACGGGAACAACGGCAAGGTGCCCGATGTTGGCACGGACAGCATACGCTCCTTGTACCGTACATTGGTCGCGGATCAAGATGGGAACGTGGGCGCCAACACGGTCACAGTCAACATGTCCGGAATTGCTTGGTTTGCCACCGTAACCAACCCAAGAGCAGCATCTGGTTGGTCGAACATGGAAGGATCCACTGACGCAGACTTGATGCGTTTGAAGGCTGCTGCTCCCATTGCCTTACGTTCCAATGAGCGCGTGGTGACCGCTGTTGATGCTGAATACTTGGCAACTGCCTACGTGGCCGCAGACGGTTCTCGGCCTGTTGCTCGTTCGATTGCTGTTGAGGAGTCGTTTGGCCCAAAGACGCTTGAAGTTGTAGTGGTGGGCACCGGTGGCGATCCTGTGGTGTCTGGTGTTTTGGATGATTTGGACACGCAGTTCAACGCCCGCACCAAGACCAAGATGAACTGCGTGTTCAACAACAAGGTTTATGCCACCAACTTTGTGCCCCGCACGATTGATGTTGTTGTGACTGTGGAGAATGGCGAAACGTCTGCGGTGCTAACAGCGTTGGCTGGCTTCTTGCACCCGTTGGCCAAGGATCCGGACGGCAATTGGCTTTGGTCGTTTGGCAGCAAGGTGGCAACTGCCAAGTTGACCGACATCATCATGGAGAGCATCCCAAGGCCGACTGACATGATCTTGACATCCCCGGCGTCCAACGTCTTGCTCAGCCCGCGCGAGTTGCCTGTGCTGGGATCCGTCACCATCAACATCACGACAACGGCAAAATGATAGGCAGCCAACATGGGAATTGAATGGCAAGGGCAATTTGACGCATACAGCAATATTGCCAAACCGCTACGTGATGATGATGCCGCAAAGCAGTTGCTAAAGCGCTTCATGCTCGGCAACCAAGCCCAGCACCAACTGATCGAAGGGAAGATCATCGCCCTGTTTGACCAAATATCACCGGATCGCGTCCGGGATGACTTGCTATGGTATTACAAGGATCTGGTGGGACTCGGGCCTGACTTGTATGATATTGTGTCAAGGTTGAGCACTGCGAAGTTGCGCCAACTCGTGAAGCTCGCTCCGTCGCTTTGGAAACAGCTTGGAACACTTCCCGGCTTGTTTTCGGCCATTCGCACACTCACCGGGCGCTCTGCTGTGTATTTGGATTGGTTCAAGTACCGCTGGGTGTGCGGTGAGACCAGTTTGGAATTAGACAATAGCAGCGACGCATCGCTGCCATACGCAATTGGCGGGCCATACAATGTTGACGTTGCTGGCGATTGCACGTATTTGGCGACTCACATCCAACCAATCGACCGTTATGCCAGCACATGGTCACTGCTGAAAATCATGGACACGGGCAACACAGACAAGGAGTTGTTGCTTGACATGATCGCGATCCAGCGACCAATATGTGAAAAAATCGAAGTGCAATTGTTGGAATTCTTGGATGACATGAGTTTGTCAGGAACAGGCGCGCCTCTTTGGGTTGTGACAGGCCCCGATCCCGTTGTTGCAAACAACGTCATGACAGTCGCTGCCGGGGTCACGCTGACGCCGCGCATCACATGCACAACCCCGGCCGGCTTGGGGAATGTCGAGATCTCGACGGATTTCCAATTCAACAGCTCGACATCTGCCATCATCTTCCAATGGTATCTGCCCAACTCAGGCGCCGTCGGAGCTATGCGCTTGGTGCTATCAACCAACAGCACACGGGTGATGTTGCAGTCTCATTCCGGCGGCAGCTGGGTCACGGTCGCTCAAGATGACGCCACGCGCATCGAGTTGATGGCCGGAGTTTGGTTCAACATCCGCATCGAGTCGTTCGTGATCGACGGCTCGAACACTGGCACCCGAATCTACCTCGATGGGAACCTGATATTGCCCACCAGCGGTGATCGCGTCACGGTGACCGGGGCCAACCAGCAAGGTGGCATCAACTTCAGCTTCTCTGGTGATTCGGCAATGGTTCGGATGTCTGAAGTCCATATACTACCATTGAGGTACGCGGTTGTTCAGCTGAGCAGCGGGACCAGCCGCCGCGGTACGATTGACAAAACAGCCAACTTCTGAGGTGTTCGACGATGCCAACCACTGATCAATATGCGAGAATCTACAACAAGAAGATCCTGCCGCTTGACACCTTGAAGCAGGGGATTTTGGACTACCTGATCGGATCGCAAAGAGCAGCGACCAAAAGGTTGTGGAATCGTAGCTGCTTGTTTGTGAATCTGACCAACGGCGGCATCGTTCCGACTGGAAACAACCATGTCAACATCGCAGCCGTCGATGATTTCATTGGCACTGATGGCTTGGGCAGAATCATCCAGTCATTGCTTTCCGGTCCGGCTGGTGATCGTTCTCACTCCGACTTGCAAAACGTCCCAATCCCACCAGGCACGAAGACGTATGACATTGCAACAACCCAAGTAGAAGTGGACAACGGCATCGAGACCAACCCACGAACAGGCGATGCTGAGTACACCAACTACATAGAGTTGTTGGGTTATTTGGCCAATCCTGACAGCGTAACTGCTGCCGGAACATCGATCAAGATGTACGTCAACACGGCATTCATGATGGCCTCCGCTGATGACCATTCAGGTCGCAGTGTTCGAGTTTGGCTGAAGTCGACATCCGATGGCGGTCCCGGTGCTGTCCGTGGCGTCTTGGTTGAGAATGCGTTCCAAATTGGCACCATTGCCCATGATGGCGGCGGTAACTATGTCACCATCGCCAACGGGTGTGGTCAAACCGTTCCGTCAACTACGGCCTCAGACTACCAAGTCATGCTCATGGGCCCGTTGGTCACAGATCACGCAGTCCATCCGTTGCTTGGAGGCTCTGGCATCTTGTTCTTGGGGCATGTTTTGTCTGTGAGCGCCAGCACTCCCATCCCCACCGGAAACATCGACAACATCGGCCAATCAGTGGCCCCTTACGGGATCGCAGACCAGGCTGCTCTGGTTGAATCGTACACGCACAATTTCATGCGTGATAGCGGCAAGCGTTCCAATATTTTGGATGCGAATGGATCCATCATCTCAGGAATGGCCGGAGATTCGACCCCAATACCCGCTTTGCAGAAGGTCCCAGGTGCAACAGCAGGAACTGGATTGCATGTCATTTACGACGCTGGAAGTGCAAATGCGCCAATTGGTGGCACGGGCCCTGGAATGTCTGATTTCAGCGAAATAGCATGGGCTGCCGCCACTTTGCTCCACGCTGCTGCGGATGCTATGAACACGCGTTACGACATTGTGGCAGTCAATGCTGCCGCCATGCCCGGAACTTTGTGCACGTTGTCAATCATCACCGGAACAGCGAGCGGTGCCCCTGTTCTGCCAACCGTTCCAAGCAACAAGATCGGGCTGTTTGCAGTCACCGTCCCTCCAGGCGGCGGCACCACTGCCTATGATTTTGGATTTGTGCGCTTGCTCCATCGCAGGATCGAAGGTCCATTCAGCAGCTTCCACGGCATTCTGACAGGCTGCACGCCTGTTTGGTCGCTTGTCAATAGCGCCACGGATTCCGTAATCAAGTTGCCTGCTGGAGTCGAGCACATCCCGTTGATTGATGGCGAGCGCATTGAATACTTTCCAAATGACCAAGGGATCACGGCAGAGATCTCATCGACGTTGCAACCTGGCACCCCCGCCGGGACTGATGTGCCATTCTACATCTACCTTTGCGGAGGAAGACACTGCCAACTCGCAAACGCGTACGCAACGCCATACAGAGCCAACTCAGCCCCATTGAAAGTCGTTGCTTGCAGCGTCGCGCCATCACGCGGCCGCGCCGTAAACGACATCACTGACAGCGGCGGCAACACCATTCCAAGAGCAGCAACGCTGTACATCGGGATTGGGTATCGGGCGGCAGCCACGCTTTCCTACCGCAGCTGCATCATTGAGGGTGATTGGGTTTATTCTTGCAATGCGCAAAAATTTGGTGGTGGTGTGTCAATATACGGCACGAGTGGCTTTTGCCACACCGCGGACACAGTTTCAGGCTCGCCAGAAGTCATCCCAATGGTTGGCGCGCCTGCCCCGTCGACCATGATGGAGTTGGATGCTCATTACATCCCGTGCGACACCAACCCGCGTCTGGTGCCTGTTTTCGCTTGCAATGTCGCAAGCCAATACGACAGCGCCAACTACATCGTTGGCACATTTGCAAGAGATGGCGCGATTGGCATGTCAACGCAAACCAGAATCAACATGCACTTCAGGAAAAGAACATTCATCCCAGCAAACTTCACCTTCAGCCAGCTGAATGCTGTTAGCGGGGACATCATCTTCATGTCAGCCGAAGGCTTCAACATGAACGTGAAACGCCTATCCATTTGACCAATTAGCATTCGCAGCTTCGCAAATAAGTAATCGGCATTGGGGCGCCGTCCAAGAGAGCACCATCGGGCAACCGGACTCTTGGACGGCGTTTTCTTTTGGCAAAGAATATCCAAGATGAAAGTCGAAGTAACCAACACGTTGAGCCGTGTTTGGGGCACCGAAGATGAGATGAAACAGGTTGACGATCTGACATCGTATCCTGTTGCCGGTGCTGAATTCAGTGACGCATATCGCAACGGATATTGGGACGGGCGAGAGCATTTGTTGCGAAAATCACGCAAGGGCGATTATCACATCGCTCCGACGGGTGTGATGTCCGAGGTGTGCGCTGAGTTTCCCGGCGCCGAAATGGTTGACATGCGGCGCAAGCCAACCTTGGGACTTTGGACGGCACCTTGGCTCGTCCAACCACTGCGTGACTACCAATCAGCCGCGGTGAAGGCTGCTCTCAAGAATCGTGGGGTGTTTTCAGGCAAAGGCATTCTCAACCTGCCGATCCGCTCGGGCAAAACACGCACCGCGGCCGCGCTCGCTCGGGCTTTGGGTTGCCGCACATTGTTCGTGGTTCCATCTGATTTGTTGCTCGGGCAGACCATCAATGCATTCAAGGAGTGCTTTGGCCAAGAATTCCAAATTGGGATGGTTGGTGAAGGTGAATACGACACGAAAGAGATGGTGACCGTGGCCACCATCCAATCGCTCTTGGCAGGCCTGGGTTCATCCAAGCACAAGTCCGATATCATTTGGCTATTGGCCAACGTTGACTTGCTATTCGTGGATGAAAATCACCACATGGAAGGGCCCGCTTGGCGCAACATCGCCATGCAATGTGATGCCTGGTTCAAGATCGGCCTATCTGCCACGGTGTTCGTGTCTCGCTTGCGTGAGAATCAGAGCGCCAACATCTGGATGAAGGCGGTTACCGGCGGGATCTTGTACCGTGTATCGATGGGCCGCCTGATCAAGGCCGGGATGATCATGGCGCCCAATATCACATTCCTACGCTTTCAGCACCCTCAAAGCGTAAAAGGGTGGTCATGGCAGCGTGTCGTACGTGACTGCGTTGCCACGTGCAGGCCACGCAACAAGCTCTTGGCTGATGTCGCCGTGAAACATGCCAGGGAAGGCACGCGGGTGCTAATAGACACCGGCCGCTTGGACCAGATGAAGGAGCTGTACGGATACATCAGCGCGATGGGCGTGGAAGCCGAAGTTGTTCACGGCAAAACACCATCTGCAAAGAGATGGAAGTTGATTGAAGCATTCCAGGCAGGTGATATCCAAGTGTTGATTGGCACCGTGTTCGGCGAAGGCATTGACATCCCCGAGATTGAAGTTGTTATCAACGCAGAAGGCCAGAAAAGTGAGGTTGCGGCCATCCAGCGCATGCGCAACCTTACCCCACATCATGGCAAGACTAGTGTGAAATTCTATGATGTGATGGACATCGGGCAACGTCATCTTGCGGCACACTCGTTGAACAAGCTGCGATTATACAAAGGATTACGAGGCTTTACAGTCAACGTGATCTGAATATCTTGCCCTCATCGCCGTCGCAGCCGCAAAATAGATACCCCGCATGACGATTCACCTGCCCACGATTTTACATAGCAGCGACAACTTTCCAGGGGAGTGTGACTTTGTGGAATCGATAAACAGCTCTGTCATGCGGAGGCGAGCTGCCACAGATGGGGGTTGAGTCACACTCCCCGCTTTTACCTCAATGCCATGAGACGACGCAAAACCAGGACACCGAAGGACAAGGACAACCACGGATGGTTCCATGCCTACATGTTCCTGGACCATGCCCGGTTGAACCAGCTTGAGCAAGCCCATGCCTTGCGCATCTCGCTCCACCATCTCGCCAAGCTCGTATCTGGATGGAAGCGCCGCGGGCTCATCAAGATGGTCGAGGGGATCCCTCACCTCCATCTAACGCGGGTTGTCGCTGAGTTCCCGAATTTCGGCGAATTGCTTTACATCAACATCGGCCTGATGGAGGATCTTCGCAGCCCTGAGACTCGACATCGCGAGATGCAAAGAGCAGCAAGGCAGTCAGCCCAGTACAATGCTGAGAAGATGAAACGTTGGCGCCAAGAAGAGAAAAAGTTGGGCTTGTACTGGAATTGAGAGCCACACAATTTATGGAAAACGACCACATGACGAAGCGCGGACCAAAACCCATCAATGATGTGCCTATTATTCGCAAGTGGATGCGGATGAATCACAAGGAAACCACCCAAGAGCAGCAAGCGTCAGCGCTCGGGATCAGCCATGTGACTTTACGTAAACTCATGGACAAATGGACAGATGCTGGCGCTGTGAGCATCAAAGCCGTGCGCCCAACAGGATTCCAAAAAAGCTGGACGATGTCAGTCACGGCCGGGGTTGTCTTTAGGACGTACATTCTCCAACAATTTCCAGTGACGAAAGAGTTTCCAGTGACGAAAGAGTTTCCAAGTCGCATTCTCCAACAATTTCCAGTGACGAAAGAGTTTCCAAGTCACATTCTCCAACAAAGCCAAGTGACGAAAGAGTTTCCAGTGACGAAAGAGTTTCCAAGTCACATTCTCCAACAAAGCCAAGTGACGAAAGAGTTTCCAGTGACGAAAGAGTTTCCAAGTCACATTCGCCAACAAAGCCAAGTGACGAAAGAGTTTCGTCCCAGTGACGAAAGAGTTTCCAGTGACGAAAGAGTTTCCAAGCCGCAATTGCCAACAAAGCCAAGTGACGAAAGAGTTTCTTTCACGCCGCGCCGCGCTGTTTCCCCGACGCTAAGTAAAGCTAACTCTGCAGAAAGTAAGAAAAAGCAGAAAGATCCTTCAAGCCTTCCTCTTGTTCCTCGATCCTCGCTTCGCTCGGATCTCGTCAGCGCAGCGGCAGCAGCGCCGAAGTCGGATGCACACACACTGGCTGAAGCAGTCGAACGCAAGACCAAGGCAGAGCGCGGCCGCATCCAACGCACAACAAGGCACCCCGGACTCGTCACCGGCTCGCTTCCTCCGCCGGAAGACGGCGAAGGCAAGATCACGGCCCGGCTGAGCGACGGCACAATCGCGAACACCATGCACATCTCCGCCAAAGCGATGCTCCTACCGCCGGAAGACGTGCGCAAGCTACTCCGGACGCCGATGTACAAGCGCCTGAAAGAGGCGATGTTTTCCACCATGGCCAAGAGCTTCATGGCTGCTTACCGCAAGCTGTGGTCTGAGACTACCGGCAAGACAACGTCTGAATACGACTTGGCCAACAACACATCAACCACCGAGCATGCCAAACTAGCTGTGAAAAATTGGCTGGCATGCTGGCTTGAAGATCAGGCTGTGACGCAAGAGGAATTCATCCACAGAGCCAATGAGTCCAAGCCGAAACATCTGAAATTCATTCAGCTTTCAAGTTTGGCTGGCGCCTTTGGGGTGGCAGTGCGCGATTACGTCCACCCCAAAGACCGTCCCAACCCCAACATGCCGACAGGGCTGTGGAAAGATGCTAACGGGCAGGAGTGGTGCATGTGGGAAGGTGAAGCTGTCAGGATTTTTTAGCCCCAAGCCATGGATATCACACAAATTGACAATCCTCAACGTGCTGTTGAGGTGAAAGTTCTCGCTGCGGCGAAGCAGAGCCGAGATGCGTTGGTGGATGCGGTGTCATGGCTCGACACGTACCAATGGACAGATGAAAGCTTGACATGGATATGGGAAAAGTTCAAATCATTCCATGAAAAGGCAGAGACTCCATCAGTCTCAACGCTGGTGGGAATGATCCGCATGCAACCTGTGAAGCAGCAGGCTCCGCTGGCTGATGTGTTGCGGGTTGTATACAACATTGAGCCATCGGAATCACTCAAAACTGACTGTGAATTCCTGCTGCGCTGTTTCCATCATGACGTGGTGATTACGGGCATCGAGCATGCCAACAAGCACCTGGAAAAGGGCAACCTGGAGGGCGCCGTCCAAGTCATGAACCGGGCCACGGCCGAGTCCGTGTCTAACTCACCGCGGATCCGCTCAAAGAGCTTGATTGACTGGGATGATTGGCAAAAGGGCCCTGAGATGGTGCGCGGCATCCCCACCGGATTCGAGTTGCTGGATGAAGAGCTTCAAGGCGGTGGATCCAAGGGTGAGATGTGCCTCATCATGGGCAACACCAACATGGGTAAGTCCATTTTGGCAGTGAACTTCGGTCATGCGGCTGTGAAGCATGGGCACCGCGTTCTGCACATCGACAGTGAAAACGGTGAGGACGCAACCCGCTGGCGCTATGTTGCCCGCTTCAGCGGCAAGCCGACCAAATCCTTGCAGCGGCGACGTCTCCAACCCGGCATGGAAAGTTGGGCAATGCGCCGCAAGACTGACCTGGACAAACACCTGCGCATCCTCCATGTCGGCGTATCCAGCACGACGTTGCCAGAAATACAAAAGGAAGTGGAGCGATTGAAGCGCGAAGGGTTTGTGCCCGATGAAATCGTGTTTGATTCGCCCGACCAATTGGCAGTGCCATCCAACATGGACAACATTGCGCTGTACAACAAGATGCTGTACGAGCAGTTGAAGGGTTGGATCGATCCCAAAAATGCCAATGTGTTCCTCGTGGCCGTGATCCAAGCCGGCAAGGAGTCAGAAGGCAAGATCGCGACGTCCAAAAATGCAGCTTGGGGCTATGACAAGGCACGTATCGCAGACACCATCATTTCCATAAATCCACCGCTGAACGACCGCGGCCAACCGGTGGCTGAGGTGAAGATGGGCAACAAGCGCAGCCTATTTGTGGCCAAGGCACGCTCATCAGCAAGCCGCTTCATGGTTCGTGTTGCCACCAACTTCACCGTGGCCAAAATCACACAAGAAACATCACCG